ATCTATAGAAGAATTAATAAACAAATGCGATTACACAATGGATCAATCACTTAGTGAATTTGATAAAGTACACTATCTAATATTGGAAGATATAAAAAATAACATTCCATTAAATGCCGCGTATCTAATAGAGAGACTATATGCACCAACTGTACGCTAACAATACAGATTACGAAATCTTAACACCAAACGGATGGGAAGATTTTGATGGTGCTTTTTTAAACAAGAATACAAACAAACCGTCTAGAATAATACATTTTGAAGATGATACGTTTATTACTGCAACTGCGGAACATTGTTTTTTCATTAATGGCAAAAAAACAAAAGTATATGATCTAGTTGTGGGTGATATTTTAGATTCCAGTATTGGGCACAAGATAACCAAGATAGATGAAACGATATTATTGGACACATATGAAATCTTTAATGCAAAAAATCATGTAATTATTGCAAATAATATTCATTCGCATCAATGTGATGAATTCGCCTTTGTTCGACCTTCGGTAGCTCAAGAATTCTGGACATCAATATCCCCAACATTGGCAACTGGTGGTAAGGCTATTATTACAAGTACTCCAAACTCCGACGAAGATCAATTTGCGTTACTGTGGAAAGGCGCCAATAAAATGGAAGATAGCCACGGAAATCCGCAGGAAGTGGGTATAAACGGTTTTAGACCCTTCCGAAGTAAGTGGCAAGAACATCCAGATAGAGATGAGGTATGGGCGGCACAACAACGTAGTCAATTAGGCGAGGATAGATTTAGGAGGGAAATGGAATGTGAGTTCATTATAAATGATGAAACACTAATCGCTCCAACTAAATTAATAGATCTTGAGGGTGTAGAGCCAGCTTTCCGCACTAGCCAAGTACGTTGGTACAGTGACCCACAACCAGGTAAAATGTACTGTATAGGGCTGGATCCCAGCTTGGGTACAGGCGGAGATTTTTCAGCTATACAGATATTCGAGGCCAATAGCACTCGTCAAATAGGAGAGTGGAAACACAATCGTACACCAATTCCTGAACAAATACGTATACTTTCTGACATAGTTAAATACGTTCATTCTATTACCAAGGATGAACAAAGCATATACTACAGTATAGAAAATAATACCATAGGCGAAGCCGCTCTAATAAGTTTAGAGCAGTTTGGGGAGCAAAATATCAAGGGTTACTTTCTATCAGATCCTACCAAAGGAGCCGGCAGGTACCGCAAAGGTTTTAATACTAGCCAGAAAAACAAACTTACCGCCTGTTCCAAACTAAAAACTCTAATAGAGTCAGGTAAAATGAAATTATCAAGCAAACCGCTAATTACTGAATTAAAAACATTTGTAGCACATGGGCTTAACTATTCAGCTAAATCTGGCAGTACAGATGATTTGGTTATGGCACTATTGTTGGTTACCCGCATGATGGTGCTGCTACAAGAATATCATCCAGAAATGGATGCTCAGATGCGAGATCACGACGCAATGATTGAAGCTCCCTTACCATTTGTAGTAATGGGTTACTAACACGATATAACTAAATATTACTATGAGCACAAACAATATCAATCAACAAATTCATGATTACCTTGTCACTAAGAATTTTGAACCAGAATCTCTGAATGCCATGGGAAAACCATCCGCTAGTCCAGAAGATGCCGACCTACTATCTTTTAATTACATTGGAGAAAGCGGAAAAGATTACGGTACTGTAGTAATCATGATAGGCGATGACAATGACGTCACTGTTTATTCGGGTGATAATATTGGAAAAAGCATGGAGCCGCAGGATAAAAAATCATGGTTTGATGGGTTTTTGTATCCTCTTAAACAAATGTCCACAAAGAATCTCAAAACCTTTGGTGTACAAGATTTAAACAAATTAAAGTACAGCATGAAGGGACAAGCGGCTATTAAAGAAGGCTTGTACGAATCATGGCAAGGGCATAAAAATATTTCCTGGAACGGTGCTGCTACTGAAGCAAGACTGCTGATCAAGCACAAAAGAGTTATTGGCGAAGGTGAAGCGAGATTTCGCTATATTGAAAGTTTATTTGTAGAAACCACAGAAGGCGAACGTTACAAGTTGGGTTTTACAAAATTGTCCGGCGGACGAGCCATGGTAGAACATGTGCGTCAAGGCGGAAAACCTTATGACATGCGCGGACAACATATAACCACGATTGTAAATGAGCTGAACTTGTTAAGTCGTTTCAAACGAGCTAATCAGGGAAAAATATTTGAAGCTGAAACTGCTCAGTTGGTAACAGAAGCTGAACGCTATTACGAAACTCTACAACACAATATCAAATCCATTAGCACACGTACAGGATATTCCAAGTATTTTGAAACATGGGATCCGTCGGCAATCACTGATGAAGATGTGATTATTGAAGACTTGCGCCATATGTTTATAGAAAAAAATATTGATAGCCGTATTGAAGAAGCATTGCCTTTATTGGCCAAATTAAAACAACAGGAAACTACAATGAAAGAAGCTGAAATTTTTGAAAGTTGGGCAAATTTAATTGCCGAAGGCACATGGGCATTACCAGACACACCAGAAAAACAAAACGAATTGATTGAATTACTCAGTCAAGAAATGCCAGTTGGACCAGATGCTACTGATATCACAGAACAATTATACAATATATTTGGCGACGATGAGCTGTTTAATCGTTTAGAAGAATTAGCCGGAGAAGATGCCAATGCCGACGGTCGTACTATAATATTAAACAGACTTGAAGAACTCAAAGATGATCACGATGTAGCACAAGTTATTGGACAATTAAAGCAGGGACAACCTGAAACTGTTGAGCCAGAAGCAGGAGAAGAACTATCCGAAGAAAACAGCCTCATGGAATACATTGAAGATAGAAAAGACTATCAAGATGTTATGAGATTGGCCACACAATATCAACGCAATGCCGCTACACTAGGACGGTTGGCTCAAGAAGCCGGAGAAGATAGCCGAGAGCAAAGAGCTTGGGAATATTTAAGAACTAGAAAATATCGTGGCCCTGCTAAAGAAAAATCCAACGAAGTAAACTGGAACGAGATAGTCCGTACCATCAATCCAAATACATTGGATCAAGAAGGTGGTCTACTAAATGCAGTTTATAAGAAGATGAAAGATCAGGGTTACGGCCAAACCCCTGAAACACAAGCCATATTAAAGAATGTGTTGAGCGATGATTCTGCTACACACGCTAAGATAGAAGCCGCTTGGAAAAGAAAGATGGAAAAATCTATTAATATGGGAGAAGAAATGAAAAATGATTTTAAATTAGAAGAAACTGCTGGTGATGTAATGTTCAAACAACATGAGCATCTTGCTCGACTGGAGAGGCTATGTGCTTTGGCACGTCGAATAGGTGATACTGAAAAAGCCGAACGTTTGGCTAAAGAAATTAAAAAAATCCATGCAGATAATCCAACAGGCAGTCAGGACAAAGGACATTTAGAAGAAAGTGCTATGAGTGAAGTTGATCTATTACTACAGGACATAGCTCGAGGCAACATGGATATTCATGAAATATACATGAATCCCAAAAGCAACGTTGAAAAATTTGTGGCCAAACAAATAGAAGAAAAAATTCCAACAGTGGCTAGAGAAAACCATCTTGATCCAGAAGACGACATTGATGATATACTTAATCGCATACAACGTGAATTAGAAGTTGAATATGGCGTTGACGACAACATGGACATCGAAATGGACGAGAATTTTGGAGACAATATTGGCACGGAGGCTGGTATGGAATCTGTGGGCGGTGGAAATTTCTTAGAAGACATTGACAGAATCAAAGGTCTGTCTGGAATTAACATTATTGATACTGCTAATCCTTTGGCAGGACAATACGGGCATTCAGGTAAAATGTCTGCGGTTAAAGCCAATACTGACGACATGGTAGAGCGCATTAAATTCTTAGCCGGCGCAAAAAAATAATAAATACATTACAGTTAAAACGGTTGACCTAGTTAGCCGTTTTAGTTGTAAACACTGACCTAGACGTGTATAATTACTAGGCAAGCAACTATTAATCTAAAGTATTTTAGATAGGCATCACAAACTTAAAAACAGAAAGGCATCAAACTATTATGGCCAGTTTATCAGAAATTCGTGCTCGCTTACAAGCGGCAGACAGCAAACAAAACAATCCACAATCACAAGGTGATAATTCGATATATCCACACTGGAGTATCGAAGAAGGTCAAAACGCCACACTTAGATTTATTCCAGACGGTAACACAAAGAATACATTCTTTTGGCAAGAACGTGCTATGATTAGATTACCATTTAATGGTATCAAAGGCGATTTAGAAAGCAAACAAACTACAGTACGTGTACCATGTATGGAAATGTGGCAAGAAACTTGTCCTATTTTAACAGAAGTACGCACTTGGTTTAAAGACAAGTCATTGGAAGAAATGGGTCGTAAGTATTGGAAAAAGCGTGACTACATTTTCCAAGGGTTCGTGCGTGAAAATCCTATGTCCGAAGACAAAGCCCCAGAAAATCCAATTCGTCGTTTTATTATTGGTCCGCAAATTTTTACGCTGATTAAAGGTGCGTTGATGGACCCAGAGCTTGAGGAGTTACCAACAGATTATTTACGTGGATTAGATTTCCGTATTAGTAAAGGTACCAAAGGTGGCTTTGCTGATTATTCAGGATCTAAATGGGCACGTAAAGAGTCAGCATTATCTGAAGCTGAACAAGAAGCCATCGAAAAACATGGTTTGTTTGATTTAAGCACATTCTTGCCTAAAAAGCCAAATGATGTCGAACTAAAAGTTATTAAAGAAATGTTCGAAGCTTCGGTAGACGGACAGAGTTTTGATGTAGAACGATGGGGAGCTTATTTTAGACCAGCAGGCGTTTCGGCTCCGGCTAGTTCAGCGTCAACAACAGCAACAGTAGATGACGAAGAAGACACTCCTGTGGCTAAGCCAGCAGTTAAGACAGCACCTGCTCCGACTAGTTCCTTTGACGATGAAGATGACATTCCGGTAGCATCTGCTCCGGTCTCAGCTAAACCTTCGACACAAAAAGCCGAAGATATTTTAGCAATGATTCGCTCAAGACAAAAGCAGTAATGCCAAATAGCACAGGGTACGCCCTGTGCTAACTTCTATTATTCAAAGGAATTTAATATGGTAAAGCCATTCGATGTATCAAAATTTAGGAAAGACATTACTAAGAGTATAGATGGACTTAGTATTGGGTTTAATGATCCCACAGATTGGATCAGCACTGGCAACTTCGCACTTAACTACTTAATTTCGGGAGACTTCAACCGAGGTATTCCCTTAGGCAAAGTTACAGTATTTGCCGGTGAATCAGGCGCAGGTAAAAGTTATATCTGCTCTGGCAATATTGTAAAAAACGCACAGGAACAGGGAATTTTTGTGGTATTAATTGACAGTGAAAATGCTTTAGATGAAAATTGGTTAAAGGCGTTGGGAGTCGATACTAGCGAAAGCAAACTGTTAAAATTAAGTATGGCCATGATTGATGATGTAGCTAAAACTATTTCAACATTTATGTCAGATTATAAAACATTGCCCAACGGTGAACGTCCAAAAGTTTTATTTGTTATTGACAGTTTGGGTATGTTACTTACTCCCACTGATATGAATCAGTTTGAAGCAGGCGATTTAAAAGGCGACATGGGTCGTAAACCCAAGGCGCTGACAGCATTAGTACGTAACTGTGTCAATATGTTTGGTAGTTATAACGTGGGCATGGTATGTACAAATCACACATACGCCAGTCAAGACATGTTTGATCCAGATGATAAGATTTCAGGCGGGCAAGGATTTATCTACGCATCCAGTATTGTTGTAGCTATGAAGAAAATGAAGCTAAAGGAAGATGAAGACGGCAACAAGATATCCGATGTAATGGGTATTCGTGCTGGTTGTAAGGTTATGAAAACTCGCTATGCCAAACCATTCGAAGGCATGCAGGTCAAAATTCCATATGAAACTGGAATGAATCCATACAGCGGGTTAACTGACTTAGCTGAGAAAAAAGGACTTTTGAAAAAAGATGGCAATCGACTAATGTTTGTAACAAGCGATGGTGAAATTATTAAATTTTTCCGTAAAGGCTGGGAACATAATGAAGACGGTTGTTTAGATAAAGTCATGCTTGACTTTGCAAATCAAAAAGAAACAGTACCCACTGAAGAAACTCAAACGGAGGAATAAGTATGTCAGTAGAATTATCTCGAGAAATTTGGAATGAAATAAAACGCTACATCAATACTGTGGATCGTGATGATGCCGCAGAAACTTTAGTCAGTGTGTTAATTGATAATGACATCAACGCAGATGATATTAAAAGTACGTTTAAAACTGATACTGAAATCAAAAATGCTTTGACTAGTTATCTTGATGATCACGAAGACTACGAAGAAGATGAAGAAGATGAAGAAGAGGAAGATGAGGACTACTAATGTGGTATAGCCGTGTAACTGCTGACTTAGGTGCTATTCCAGATTTTATAGCACACTATGAGCAGGAGCTCGACAATGCCAAACGTGATTGTCGAGTAGGTGGGGTGATAGAAAAAAATATCACCAATTTACCTGGCATTACTGAGCATAGATTTAATCAGCTACAAGAAATTGAAGCTGTATTAAACTATCTCAACATACAACTACGTAAGATACGCAGGAAACATTTTCAAAAATATCTGGAAGGATATGCTCGTGCCCTTACTAGTCGCGACGCGGAAAAATATGTAGACGGAGAAGATGAGGTTATTGATT